TCAACTTTGTTGTTCATCCACGCCGTTGCAACACCGCCAACAGCATTAATTATTCCACTAAATATCATGTCCAAGGCTCCCTTTTTCCACCGTTATACAAACGAGCATGACCTTCTTCAACTAATAATTCACACACATTTCGGTCCTCAACATAAGGTGTACCGATAATTCGACCGAACTTTCCTTTTTTATCTAAGGTTGTCTTAACCACAAAATCTCTTTGGAGGAGTGCCGTTAGTCTAGCCTTTGCCAACAACCCAAGTTTTTTCTCTACCATATTCCTTGTGCGACTTTCAGGTGCATTAATACCTTCTAATCTAATACGTTGTTTTTTCAAACACACTCCAAAACCCAAATCAATATCGACATCAATCGTATCTCCATCAACAATCTTCACAAGATTACAGTTGTATACATAAGGTTTCATTAACCGAACCTATGCTTCTGAGATTTAGGGGGAGACTTTTTACTTTTACCTTTGCCTTTACCTGCCCAAAACACTTTGTTAGCCCAAAAAGCGGCACTTGTCTTACCCTTCTTAATGTTCTTACCGTGCCGTGCTTTAAAAGATTTACGGGCTTCTGGGCTGTAATTGTGACCCATACCCTGTGCTCCAAAGCGTATTATTTTTATATCACCATCACCTTCTCTAACCGCCACCACCGCTTTTTTAGTCTTATGATTTGGAGTTCGTTTTGGTTTGTTCAAACCTTTTAAACCATACCTATCTAGTTTCTTTTTTTCGGATTTAGATAAACTCATGTTTTTCTACTCCTTTTCTTCTTTTTCTTTCTTGATGCAATAGTTTTAACATTTGTTGGTTTGCCACTGACACCCTGTGTTTTAGCTCGTTTACGCTTTACAGCACTTTTCTTTTCTGCTTCAGTCATTCTTGCGGCTTTTGATTTAGGAACACATTTAGGATAGCCTTTGCTCTTCAAAGAGGCTTTTTTCCTTCCACAAGAAGCATAGCTGCCATCTTTTTTCTTGCGACCAAGATCTACCCACTCTTCTTTAAACCATTTAGTTAAACCGCCTTGTGACCTAGCCATTAAGCGTATGTACCTCCTCTTTTCTTATAGGTACGAACTAACCAAGCATTAGCATATGCACTGGGATACACATCAAATTTTCTTTTAGCCTCTGATTTTACCCTTGAATAAAGCGCTTTGTTTTTTGGTGTATTTTTCTTTTTAGTTTTCTTTTTGGTTGCCATATTTACCTCTTAGAACTAAATCCAAAATAAGATGCTACGAGAGCAGATAGGCTCCCATACATCATCATCATTATAGCCTCGGCTGAGTCAAATCGAGAAGGGTCATAACAAACAGCCAGCGTACTAACTACCATACAGCTTAATGCCCCCCAAGCCATGTATCGCCTGTTATTTTGATACGCTTTTTTGTCAGGAATATTTTCATTCATTGGGGGTTCTGCCATCTTTATAAGCTTCATTTACGTTTGGCGTGGACTTATCGTCAGGGACATATCGACCTTTATCATCTCTGGCTCTTTCTCCCGTGGGTTCACCAAACAAAAAAGTTCTTATGTTTTCTAACCAACTCATTTTTCCTCTCTTTTTTCAAAAAAAATTAAGTTTTTTAATTGTTTCTCTACTAGGTTTTTTTGTTCCTTTATTAATATTTCTTGCTCTTTCAAATCCATTTGTTGTTTCTTTATAACCTCTGTAATAACGTCATATAGACTATCATCATAATCACTCACGGAACACGCCCAGAAACAGACTGGACAAACTCCTGTATACTTGCAACAACATGCAACCTATTACCTGTGGCTGCTGTCGCTTTTAATATCTCTGTTGGCTGAAGAACAAGATCTCTTGTTAGTAATTCTACGGTTCCATTTGCACCAACAGCCGCAACTTTGAAAAGACTAAACACATCCGACCCGTTTGTAAGGGTTAAAGTTATGGTGTCAGCGTTGCCTGTGTCCTCCGACACAAGAATAGAATTAACGACAGAAAAAGAAACATTAGAAGGAGCCGTGTACAAAGTTGTTACTCCTGTACCCGTCAAATCTAACTTTGCATTTGTCAAACCCTGTATATACTGGGGATAGCTTTCAATAAGCATTAAGCAACCTTTTTCTTCTTCTTTTTCTTCGAGTGACTATAAGCAATAGCAACCGCTTGTTTTCGAGGGTATCCTTCCTTTACAAGCTGACTGATATTTGCCTCTATAGTTTTTTTGCTTTTACCTGTTTTTAACGGCATTTAACAAATCGTAAATTTGCCACCACGTAAAGCACCACCCATACCTCTGGACTGACCTTTGGTAATAATACCGTCCATTGTGTCGGGGGCATCTTCTTCGACAGGTTGAGCATAAGGCATTTTACCCTGACCTTTAATATCAGAATAAGGCGTTGCTTCAGGGGGATTAGATGGTTTATTTCCAGTATATTTTACTCTCGACATATTAACCTCTCTTCTGTTGTTGTCGTAGTCGTTCACGTTCAAAAGCAGCTTGTATTTTAAGTTGAGTCTGATTCATTTGACCTTGTTGACGTAAATCAAACTCCTCTGCTTTACGCGCAGTTTTCTGCGCTTCTAAGTTAAGTTCAGCCTGATCTATTGCGGTATCTGCTTGATCCTTCTGCGCTCTAAGTTGTAGTTCTTGTTGCTTTAATGCAACAACAGGGTCAGGCTGTTGCTGATCTGCACCTGTAACCTGCGCGTTAATTGCTTTAAGGTTTTTCATACCCTCCGCAATAAACTGAGCTTTTAAAGCTTCAAACACAAGATCTCCCTGCATTTGAGGAGGTCCACCTGTTTGTTGTTGGAAAGTCTCCATAGCTTGTTCTGTTGCCTGTATCTGAACATGCTCCATAATATGTTTTTGCAAATCCATAGCAATGCGAGGCAATTGAGCAACCATCGGCGTTGCGCCATAAACCATATGCGCCATAATATGTGCTTGATGGTCTTGCCCCTCAAAAGCTTTCAGTACCGTCCCTGAAAATGTATCTATGTTTTCTTGTGCAGCATCTTTAGGAACTTCTTCCGTTGTACTTGGGGGTATCAATATTTTGTCTATGTCTCTTACATTAAGGGCTTCATACATCCTTCTGTACACTTCATACATATTATGGATTTCAGGAGCCTGCATAGCGAGTTGTATCTCAGTTTGGGCAAGCGTTATACGTTGTGCCTGAGAAAATATATTCGGGTCAGATATAGGAACAATGTCTACACGATCATCAAAGTCCTGTGCAAAAACCATTTGATCGCCACCTTGAACCGTATAAGGATACTCTTGGGGCAAATAAACAGACATAACACGGGACAAAAGCTTAAATTCTATCCGCATTGCATAATGAAGACGTTTATGAACCGCCGACATCACTCTGGAACCTTGTTCCATCATAGCAATAGTCGTTCCCACTGCAGCAGCTTGGTTCCCATCTCCTACCTTAAGGTCTGTAATCGTAGCAAAACGCTGCCCTGCCTGAACAACAAAGCCTAAAAGTTGAAATAACGTAGAATCAGGCCCTTTAAATGGTAAAGGCATCAAAGAATCACGAATCGCCCCTCCCGGAGCGTCAACATCTCTAAATTCACCCGGTTGTAAGGGGTTTTCATCGTCCCTTATGCGTAATCCACGGGCTTTAAACCCTGCTGGAAGGTTTGACAGCGTTCCTGCATCAATTAACTGCCGTAAAGCCGCTGTTGCAGTGCGTGAAAGCCCTCCAATCGTGTGAATTAAACCTAATCCGTAGAAACCAAAGCCCGGAAGGAACTTATAATGCACAAAATACTGTATTTTCTTGTATGTAGGGTCGTTTTCTTCGTAATTTCTACGAATTGACAGTATTTTTCCGTTATCTTGACTGATTGTAACAATATAAGGAAGTCTAATTCCCGTTTCTTCTCCTTCAGCGTCTTTATCTTCATGCCCTGCAAGGTCTAAATCAGCATGACACTCCAATAAAGTGCAATCATAATCAACATTAGAAGGCGTTACGCCGTCTATCTTGTCTATTTCTTCTATCAAACTACTAGATTCTGCCTGACTTGGAAGGACATCTATATCTCGGTAGAACCCTGCAATCTGTTTTTTTCTCAAATCATTCATAGACATACGCACAACGTGTGTAATATTCGGGCATGTTTCGAGATCATTTGCTTCATACGGAACAACAAGATGTTCCGCTGCTACAAATTTACTAACCGCACGATCTAACCCAGAATCATAATAAACTTTCTTGAAAGTAGACCCTGCCAACGGAAGATAAAATAACATTTGATCTAATTCAGGGGTGTACTCCTCCATTACATTTGTAATGTAATAATTCATAAACTGCCGTACACGCTGAGATTGATCTTCTTTTTGTTTTGTGACCGCGCCCATTACATCTGTACGGACTGGGCCACTTGCAGGAAGCAACTCGTTAAAAGCCTGCGCTTGAAACTGGGTTGCGGCTTCCGCTAGGAGGGGGTGCGTCACGCCTGTTGCTCCTGCAAATGGTTCTGTTCTCTCCTCGTAATTAAAGCCTAAAAGCTCTAACCCTTTGGAATAAGCCTCTTCCCAATCGCGTCTGGAAGATTTATTGCTTTCATATTCCTCCAGCAATTGATTGGATACTTCTGCAAGCTGACTATCATCCATATTTTCAGCAAGGTTCATGTAAAATTCTTCTGGAGGCCCGTATTCTGCATTAGGGTCAAAATCAACAACAACCGCCCCATCATCATCAGGGATAATTTCAAATAAATCAGAAGAAGGAAGTTCTGGTTCCTCTGGGATCTCTATTGCCAGCATGTCTTCTTCGTTCAACCCTTTCGGGATGCGGTCCATGAGCGATGCTGCGCTCTCCATAATCTCTTCGATTTCTTCGGGTTCTTCAGCCATATTGCCTCCTATTAAACTTCATCATACCTTAATGAAGTTCATTTGTCTCTGGAAGTTTTTCCATAAAGATAGGGGTGTCTTCCCCGACATACGCTCCTTGGACATTGTATTCAAAGTATTCTTCCGCTTCCTCAAAGTCCATGTTATCTCGCGTTATCAAGATATCAATACATTTTTCCCGATCATAAATAGCAACAGGTTTATTGAACTGCCGTCCAACCCCTATAAAAGCCTTTTCAAAACCATCGGCAACTAAAAGTCCTTCTTCATATACATCTGGAAAATTCTCTTCTAGTCTTTGATTAAATTTTTGCATTAGTTTCCCTCCTTAATGCTGTTGGTATTCCTGTAGAAAAAACCGTGGGCCGTGTTCCACGTGAAACAATTCCGCCACGATTAAACTTTTTAACTATAACAGATACATCCCCTATTTTCTTTTTTGGATTAGTGGTTACCAAAAAATCTTTGCCTAACACTTTTTTAATATAATCGCTTAATTCTTTACCTCGGTCTGTAATTATAGATCTTTCTTCAGAGCCTTTTCTACCTCTTGTTTGTTTTCTAACATAATCTATGTCGGGTACAGAAATTATAGCATGTCCTTCTTTTTTTAAAATGCGTCCTATATCCTTAATAACATAATCGCGATTTTTTTTAGGCAAAACATTTAATACATTAAAATTAGTTATTTTTCCATAACTACTAGAAGGTATTTTTTTAGAATCCGTGTAAGTAGCGTTACTTTTTACTCCAAGATAAGGGTCAAAAGAATCAAACTTTAAAAAGTCTGCCCCTAACCCTAAACCAGAGCCGTAGTCTAATCCTGTTTGCAAGTCTTGTTTCCCTTTATTTAATTCTTTAAATATAGGGATTGTCTTTTTGTATGTATTAAGTGTATTTGATCTTGCAGTCTTAGCCGACACACTCAAATCTAAATTTTTATTTGAAGCTTTTTCCATTGCCTGAAGAGAAGAGGATAGATACTCTTCAAGCTCCGGCTTAATAATGCTTTCATCAAAAGGAATGTCGGAGCCATACAAATCTATTTTTAATTTGTCTTTATTGTATCCTTCTCCTCTTGTTCTTAAAGCAGCGCGATTCATTGTTTCGCCTGCATTTAAAACATCATTAAGCTCGTCTATCTCCGCGTTTTGTCTGTCTGTTCTGTTTTGTACTTTAAGTAATTCGTATTTCTTGTCTTTAGCTCTTTCTTGTTCTTTGTCATAAGGCGATTTTCTGTACAAAGGAGTGCGTTCTGCCTTAATTATCTCTTCAAGTTGTTTTTTAAGGTCTTTAACATGCGAAGGAAGAAAATTACTTTTGTCAGAAGCAGTAATTGTAACCTTTAAAGAGTCCTCCAATTTAGGAGAATAAAATGGAAGCTCTACTTTATATCCCTGATCTTCTAGTTCTTTTACGATTATTTGACCTAAATTAATATCAGGCGAAAGAATATTGCGTTCACCAGCGGTTAACCATTCCCTTCTTTGAATTGAACGCGAATCTATCTCCCCTCCAAGCGCTCTGTACAGTTTTCTTGATGCACCCTCAAGAGCCTCTTCCGCTGCTTTAGTTCTTGTTTTTTTAAACTCCAAATCAGCTTTTTTCCAATCTTTCAACAAAAGTTCAGCAGAAGCTGCTTCTGCTTTTAACTGGGCAAGCCTGTTTGAATCTGAGGGTTCTAAAAATTTATTAAGATTTAATCTTGTTTCTAAAACATTTATCTTTCCGTATATACTTTCCAACCCTTTGTTTATGTTTCCTGCGGTTTCAAAACTGCCGCCTCCCGCAAAACGCATGAAATCTTGCGTTTCATGCCCTAATTCATGCAGAATTATACTTTTAAACGTTTGCGGGTACTTCTTAGGATTAATTTTTACTGCGATTTCGTCTGGACCTTTATCCTTTCTTCTAAACACACCAAAAGAATCTAGGTCAGATTCATACAAAACACGTGTTTTTCCTAACTCAGGATACATTTTTAAAACAGGAGAACCTTTTAAAAGATCCCTTGTTAAAACAGTAATCCCGTCTTGAATTGATGTTCC